CTTTTGGGATTCAGTGGGGGTGATCTTCACGCGGCCTTCAGTGGTAGCCGTGACCAATTCACGCACTACGTCAGAATGACGCCGTTCAAGTTTTTCAGTGCAATGGGTCTTGAAAGCTTCAAGCGCTTTCTTGTCCATCCGCACCGTTAAGAAGGTATTCATGATTTTTTCCTCGCTGGTTTGTTGTATTACGTGGCACATTGTTAAACATATCTGATATGCTGTCAAGCATGAATTTGTTGTGTCAATGATTATCAGCGGTTATCATCCGCTATCAACGGCTAAGGAGCGTCCAATGTTAAAACGCGCAAAAGAAGCAGCCGACCAGTTCAGTATCAGTGTCCCAACGCTGTACCGCTGGCGGCAAGAAGAAGGGTTCCCGCAGCCTGTAAAGCGGGGTCAGGTGGTGTTGTATGACACTGAAGCAATCAGAAAATGGTTAGAGAAAGGGGAAGGCGATGTTTCTTGATGCACCGATACAGCCTGACCTGACTGAAGCAAAACGACTGCACGCGGCTGGTCTGAAACTGGTCAAGCTGCATCCATACACAAAGCAGCCGATAGGCATTGAGTGGAACAAGCATTCAGCCGTCAGCATTGACGATGACGCGACAGGTTACGGCTTGCCGCTGGCGGTCAACGGTCTGTGCAGTCTTGACCCTGATCACGTTGACATGGCGCGTGCTGGTCTGGCGGCTTGGGGCTTTGACCTTGATGACCTGCTGGCGGCTGGCGTGCGCACCAGTTCCACACGTCCGAACAGCGGGGGGCGGTCTGCATTCCGTGCTGACCCTGGCAACCTGTGCCGCTGGTTGACCATCAACGTGTTCGACGGCAACGGCAAGGGTATGACCGTGCTTGAACTGCGTGCCAAGTCACCCAACCTGCAAGACGTAGTACCTGGGGTGGTATACACCGGCAAGGGTTCGCCTGATGTCTATTCACAGCAGTACGCGGGGACGCATCGTTTCGACAATGCACCAGCACTGCCTGACGCTTTTCTGAAACTGTGGCAAGAGTTGTCCACCGATGACGACAAGTTGCGTGAATACTCGCAACGGTTCGTTGATGGCATTGTGGCTGCTGGCTACACGCTGGACGGTGACACGCCAATGTACAGGCCACCAATGGGCGGCGGTACAAAACTGGCGTTTCCTGCAAAGGGCGTGCGCACCGACTTCAACGAAGCCACCACGGTTGAATCAATCTTGGAGCGCCACGGCTACACCTATCACGAAGTGAAGCAGCGGTGGGCGCATCCAGGCGCAACAGGCGCACCGGCAATCAGACCGATTCCAGAAAAAGAAGGCTTGTGGCAATCAGACCACGGGGGCGACCCGCTGCACGGTACGTTTGACGCATGGGCTGCACACGTCCAGCTTGACCACGGGGGCGACACTGAACGCGCCATTGTGGAATGGATGTGGAAAGGTGTGGATGTGGTCGAACCGACCATAGGTGACGCGGCGGGGGAGTCGCAAGCGGTGTCATTCCTTAACGCAAAGGATGACGCGACACCGCTGCAACAGCTTATGGACAGACTGCGTGTTTCAGAGCCTGAAGAAGCAGAACGGATTGTACCAAAGATACTGAAGGTAATGGAGTCCTTGCCGGAACTGCAACGGGTCAACTGGCACAAGCAAGTGCGTGACGTGATGTACTGGAACGCGGCAGAGTTCAAGGCGATTCTGAAGGACTTGCGTGAAGGCTGGAAAACCGACCTTGATAATGGGTTCGGAAAATTCAACCCGTACCGTTACATTTACCTTGCCCCGCGTAATGAGTTCTACGACATTCACAGCGGCATGACGCTGGTGCCGCGTGGCCTGGACAACAAGTACATCACTGAAACAGGTGACGAACCCGCCAGCCGCCTGCTGCTGCTGAGTGTGCCGACTGAATTAAGTGTGGCTGACCGCCTGGGGTGGAACCCCGTCAGCGTGGAACCGCCAAAGCGTGAACAGATCATTTATGAAGATGAAGGCAAGCGCATGGTCAACACCTGGCGGGGGTTCGCACTGAGTCCGATTAAGGGTGACGTGTCCCTGTGGCTGGCGCACGTTGAATACTTGATTCCGAATCAGGCGGAACGTGACAGCGTGCTGAACTGGCTGGCGTCACTGGTGCAGCGTCCAGCAAGCAAACCGTCATTTGCCATCATTCACCGTGGTACTGCACGCAACGGTAAAGACAGCCTGTATGCACCGCTGACTATGGCAATGGGTGACGCAGCGCGTGAAGTGAAAATCAAGGACGTGATTGAAGGGTGGGGTGACAACTTGTTCCAACGCAAGTTCTTGATCATTCCTGAAGTGAAGCGCACGCAAGACCGTGACGCCAGTAACGAAATGAAGACCATCGTTGCACCGACAGCCACCGGCAAGCGCACCCTGAACCTGAAGGGTGGGCAGGTGGTGACACAGGTTGACTGCATGGGTGTGCTGATGATGACGAACTACCGCAGCGGCTTCACCATTGACCGCGATGACCAGCGGTACTTTGTTGTTGATTCCTGGGTGGAACCCAAGGACGCGGACTACTACAGGACACTACAGCAATGGTACAGGGCGGGTGGTGCCGCCATGGTGTTGGGTTACCTGATGCACCGTGATATCAGCGGGTTCAATCACAACGTGCTTCCGTTCGTCACCGATGGTGCGCGGGAAATGGCACAGGCCAGCCGCTACGACTATGAACAAGACCTGGAAGACCTGGTGAACGAAGGCTTGCCGCCGTTTGATAAGGGTGTGGTCACCAGTAAGGCACTGAAGGCGCATTGCCGCATGCTGAACATCCGTGTAGGTAACAATGGCCTGGATACTGCAATGGAGCAAATAGGCTGGCGCAAGTTGCGCGGTGCCAAGAAGGTGGACGGACGCACGAAGGCAACGCCGACGCTGTACGTGTCAACCGTTGAACATGGACTGTTGACCCCTGTTGACCTTTACGACCTGTATGAAAGGGCGGTGACGACAACCCTGACACCTATGTAAACTGAAGAAAAGCGACCTTCCAGTCGCTTTCTTTTTATCTGTATGTTGATAATGATTCTCATTAAGGTTACAAAACAGATTGTGTCCGCGTAACCTGCGGATTCTCAAATTTTGCCAATGCTCAAATTTTGCGGACGGACACAATACAGGGTAAGAAAAGTTACGTTTTGTTTTGTAACCGCAAACATCAATGAAATCAAGGGTTTAAGGTGTCGGTTACAGTTACTTTTCTTTTTCCTTATGGTTAAGAAATCAATAAAAGAATATATATAAAGGGTAACAGTAAGGATACACAAAGTAAAAGGGTTACAATATCAGTTGATTCTATATAAAGAAGGTATAGGAGTGCGTTTTGTAGCGTAACTTTTGCAACCGCTGAAAAATGCTTGACTATTGAGGATTTGAGTACATACAATGTACAAAGGTATCAGGAGGGTTATTTGAATGTTCATGTATTCGATTGACAAAGACGTACCGCTTCCCGCTGACAAGGGTCATTCAGGAAGCGGCAGGGGAACCATTTACCCATTTGCAAAAATGCAACCAGGTGACAGTGTGTTCATTGAAGGTGGGCGGACGGACGGAAAGGAGTATTCAGCAGCCCGTAAGATGGCACGCAAACGCAGACTGAAAGGCGTGGAATGTCGATTCACGGCACGTAATGAAAATGGCGGCATGCGAGTTTGGAGGGTGAAATGAAGTGCAGACATTGTGATGTTGAGTTTAAGCGACCCGTTGAAGTGCCGATACCTCATGACCGGTGTTCCCGCTGTCATGAGGAAATGGATGCGATGAACGAAGGCAAGAAGTATGACGCCGGTAAGCCCATGATGGAGCTGATACCGCCACACGCTGAATTGGAGCTTGCAAGGGTTCTGACGTTTGGTGCTATCAAATATTCAAGAACTGGTATAAACTACAATTTAGGAACAGCTGATAAGGTTTTTGAATTATGTCATGCAGGCATTGTGGAAAAGGTAATAAGATTAAAATTAAAAGCACAGGAGAGTGTCAGTCGTGCTACGAGAAACGAAGAAATTCAGACTTGGGATTGTGTCAGCTATGCACTCACGGAAGACCCATTAAAGTTAGGGGCACAGGAGAATGCAGGGCTTGCTATGAAAAACGGCTTAAGCAGGAAAACCCTGACTATCGAATACGACAGCGTGAAAATAGAAGAAGATGGGGAGCTAAAAATCCCGATCAGCTTACTGCCTATGTCGAAAAGAGGAAAAAAGACCCTGCCGCAAGACAGCGAGATAAGAATACTAAATGGAATAACAGGTTGCGGAAGTTCGGACTCAGTCAAGGAGATTATGATCGTCTTCTTGAATCAGGGTGTCAGCTATGCGGCAGAAAAGAAGGAACACCGCACCTTGACCACTGCCATGACACAGGAAAATTTCGGGGACTCCTTTGCAGTCGTTGCAACAACGGACTGGGAATGCTGGGAGATAACTTACAAGGTCTTGAAAGAGCTGTCGCTTATCTCAAATCCTCTAAAGCCTGAGTCAATTTTAGGTGCAGACAACTGGCGCAAGGTTGACCAGCTTGAACGCCGCTACATGGGCGCAGCCATGCGGCACTTGAACGCCTTCAGACAGGGTGAAACGCTTGATGCTGAAAGCGGCCTGCATCACCTGGCGCACGCAATGTGTTGCTTGGCGTTCATCATTGAAAATAACGCTTGACGAATGTTGTACAACGTAGCACAATGCACACATGTTCAACAAAACGGAAAACAGCATGAAAGTGTTATTGGCAGTAACGGCAGTTCTTGCCGTCTTCGGTCTGGTGGGTGAAATGGACTACCAGGATGAACTGAAGGAAATGGAACACTACGAAGCGATGGTGTGTGACGGAAACTGGCCGAATTTCAAAAACCTTGAGGTGAACTGCAATGGACATTAATCAAATTATCGAACAGCACGCCCTTTGGCTGGAATCCGATGGTGAAGAAGGTTCCCGCGCAAATCTGGACGGCGCAAATCTGTACGGCGCAAATCTGTACGGCGCAAATCTGTACGGCGCAAATCTGACCCGCGCAAATCTGTACGGCGCAAATCTGACCCGCGCAAATCTGACCCGCGCAAATCTGACCCGCGCAAATCTGGACGGCGCAAATCTGTACGGCGCAAATCTGTACGGCGCAAATCTGACCCGCGCAAATCTGTACGGCGCAAATCTGGACGGCGCAAATCTGTACGGCGCAAATCTGTACGGCGCAAATCTGACCCGCGCAAATCTGTACGGCGCAAATCTGACCCGCGCAAATCTGACCCGCGCAAATCTGACCCGCGCAAATCTGGACGGCGCAAGCGGAAATTTGAACCACCTGAAGTCCGTGTTTTGTGACACCTACCCTGTCACGTACACTGCTGAAGTAATGCAAATTGGTTGCCAGCGGCATAAACTAGAAGACTGGTGGAACTTTGACGACAAACGCATTCTTGAAATGGATGGGAAACAAGCGCTGAAGTTTTGGCGAATCTGGAAACCGATTCTTCAGCAGATCATTGCAACATCACCCGCAACCGCAACTGGATACGTGGAGAACACCAATGAAAACTAAAACAATCATCACTGCCGTTTTGATGGGCATTGGCTTGGGTCTGGCATTGCTTGAATTCAAGACGCAACAACCCAATGGCGTGACGCTGCTGGTAACTGGTGCAATGTTTGGCATTGGCCTGCATTGGTATCGCCGTGGCCTGTCATTCAAGACGATTCTTGCAGGCGCGCTGATGGCCGTCACCTTTCCTGTTGCTGCTGGCGCGGTGGTCATGGGGCAAGCGCTGCTAGGTTTGATTGCAGCCGTTACCCTGGGGACGTGTTTAAGGATGGTGAAGTGATATGAAACTGACACCAAAGCAGGAGAAGTTCTGCTTGGTGTACCTGAAGACTGGCAACGCTACTGAAGCGTATCGCCAGTCTTACAACACCAAGCACATGAAGGCTGCAACAATAAATCGCAAAGCCACGGAACTGACGCAAAACGGCACAATTACGGCACGGCTGGTGGAATTGAACAAATCAGCCGTGACTGATGCCGTTATGACGCGACAGGAAGCGCTGGAACGGCTAACGAACTTTGCACGCACTGACCTGTCAGACTTGGTAGAATTCGGCACGTTTGAAGTTGGGCATGATGGTCAGGGTAACCCTGTGATTCAGTCGGTGTGGAAAATCAAGGATTCAGTGTTGCAAGACCCCAAAGCAATGGCGGCAATCGCTGAACTGAATGCAAGTAAGGACGGCATCAAGATTAAGACGCATTCCCCATTGCAAGCAGTTCAGCAGTTAGCCAAGATGATGGGATGGGAATCTGCACAGAAGATTGACCACACCAGCAGTGACGGCACCATGAGTCCCGCAGCATCACAGGAGGCAGTGCTTCAAGCACTTAGAACCAAGCACAAGAAATGACCCCGACTGAGATTGCAGACTGCCGTGCAGACCTGCTGACGTTCACACAGACAATGTTCCACGCACGCAAGGGCGTACCCATGAAGCCAAACTGGCACCAGGGTGCAATCTGCAATGCGCTGGAACGTGTCGTGTTGGGTGATACCACCAGGCTGATAATCAACATTCCGCCTCGCAGCGGTAAAACTGAACTGGCGGTTATCAACTTCATTGCATGGTGCATGGGAAACTTCCCTGAATCCGAATTCATCCATGCGAGTTATTCAAAGCGTCTGGCGACCAATAACACCTACAACGCACGCGCTGTCATGCAGCATGAGAAGTTCACAACCATCTTTGGTGAACCTGACTTCAGGGGCGACAGTAACGCCAAAGACGAATTCAGAACCGGTGCTGGTGGCATTGTTTATGCAACCGGTGCAGACGGTACGATCACCGGTTATGGCGCTGGTGGCATGGGTGACCAGTTCAAGGGTGCCATCATCATTGATGACCCGCACAAGGCGGGTGAAGGCAGCAGTGACACAATGCGGCAAAACGTCATTGACTGGTTCAGTACCACAATGGAAAGCCGCAAGAACAATCCCAACACCCCCATCATTGTCATCATGCAGCGGTTGCATGAAAATGACTTGTCAGGGTTCCTGCTGGCAGGCGGCAACGGTGAAAAATGGGAACACCTGAACATTCCAGCCGTGGCTGATGGTGAATCGTTCTGGCCTGATCAATTCCCCATTGAAGACCTGAAGCGTTTGGAGAAAACGAACACCTACCGTTATGCAGGGCAGTACATGCAAAAGCCTGCACCTATCGGGGGCGGCATCTTCAAAACCAAGTGGTGGAACTTTTACACCGCTTTGCCCGTCATCAAGCACCGGCTGATATTTGCCGACACTGCACAAAAGACCAAAGAACAGAATGACTTCAGCGTGTTCCAGTGTTGGGGGCTTGGTGCTGATGACCGTATCTACCTGCTGGACATGGTGCGGGGCAAATGGGAAGCACCGCAACTACTGCTGCAAGCGCGTGCATTCTGGCAGAAGCATCACGGACGCAGTGGGGGCATGGGTGTACTGCGCAAGATGATGATTGAAGATAAGTCCAGCGGCACCGGCCTGATTCAGCAACTGCGTCCAGGTGTGCCAGTTGAAGGTATCCCCCGCAGCATTGATAAGGTAAGCAGGGCCATGGACGTGGTGCCACAGATTGAAGTGGGCAACGTGGTTCTACCTGACCCGTCACTTGCACCGTGGTTATCTGATATTCTGGCAGAAGCAGAACAATTCCCAAACGGGACGCACGATGATACGATTGACCCGTTAATGGATGCGATACAGCACATGCTGATAGAAAAATCAACGATCAACTACGGAAAATTACTATGAAGTTTTTAGACGGCCTAGTGAACGTGGTCAATCAGATCACCAACCGCCGCAACGTACACACTACCAACGTCATCCGCCGCAACAAGATGGATGATGCTGAAATGCGTGCGCTGCTGGTCACCGGCCTGGGTAGTAAGATTGTCCGGTTGAAAGTTGGTTACGCGCTGAATGACACACTTGCTTTTGAAGACGATGCACAGAAGGCACTGTATGACCGACACCTGAAACGTGCAGTCAAGCGTGCTGCTAAGTTTGCCCTGGCGTTCGGTCGGGGCATTGTCGTTTTGAACGAACGCGGTGAAGACCTGCACACCCCGCGCACGCGACCAGTGGACATTACCAAGACCCGCTTCAGTGTATTCAGTGGTGACATGGTGACCCCGCTGGACGTAAGCATTGACCTGAATGACTCACGGTACATGAAGCCAAGGCATTACAGCGTCAACGGCCACAACTTCCACCACACCAGGGTGATTGACTTCACCTACGTGGAGCCAGCAGAGCAGGACGCGGCACTGTACCGGTATGGTGGCGTCAGTGAATTTGAATTAATCCGCAACCAGATTATCAATGATGGAATCGTTGAGCGTGCCAGCGGTGCCATTGTGGAAAAGAACGCCACGGTGTTCCACAAGATCAAGGGCTTCAAGGAAGCACTGGCGGCAGGGCAGGACAAGGAACTGATTGACTATTACAGCATCCTGACTGACCTGCGCAGCATCTACGGTGACGGCATCATTGACGCTGAAGATGATGTAATCAGTGTTGCACAGGCACTGACCAACCTTGCGGACGTTGACCAGATTACACTGCGTAGGCTGGCATTGGTGACAGGCATCCCGTTGACGGTGCTGGTGGGTGAAGCGGTCAAGGGCCTGAACGCCAGTGGTCAGCACGAACGCCAGACATTCCAGGACACGATTGAAAACCTTCAGTTTGATTATCTGCTTGACCCCATCACCGACCTGTTCAATGCTTGTGATATGGGTTCAGTGGAGTTTGCAGAGAACCAGGGCGGCAGTGCATTGGAGCGTGTGGAGTTTGAAACCAAGGCGATAGCGAACGCAAAAGTATTGTGGGAAATGGGCGAAGACTACCGCCGCTATCTGCGTAACAATGACCTGTTGCAGAAAGACCCGTTTGCGGAAATGTTCCCTGATGAATAAGCAAGTTGACCAGCCAAGCAGCCCACGGGCGCAAGAAAACGAATTTGAAGAACTGCTTGACTTCATTGTTGGGCAGATCACGCAGCGCTTTGAAAATGGTGTACTGAAGACCATGAACAAGGGAACGCTGAACAAGTTTGAAGATGCCGCCCCCCAGTCTGGTAACTATGCACGCATACTGTTGCGCTTATCCAACGCAGTGCGGCGCAAGATTCAGCGACAGTTCAACAATGAACGCATTGAAGCCATGGTGGCTGATATCCTGCGCAAGACTGACCACCGCCAGCAGCAGCAACTGTATGCCGCCGTTGAAAAGGCCATAGGCATCAACAGCAAACAACTGCTGGCGCGTGAAGGAATGAAAAGCACGGTCAATGCTTTGATTCTGGAAACAACGCAGTGGGTGAAGAAGTTGCGTGATGAAACATTGGAACACTTCACCAATAACACACTGTACGCCATGACCAACGGTGACAGTCTTGAAACCATCATGAAGCAGTTCAAGGGTGTGGCTGAAACCCGCAAGGGGCATGCCAAGTATCTGGCACATAATCAGATTCAGAACTTCAACAGCATCACCAGCAAGGTCAGGGCGCAGAAGCTTGGAGTGGTTGAAGCAATATGGGAAACGGCTGGTGATGATAGTATCCGTCCATCCCATGCAGCGCGTGACGGTGAACGGTTCGATTTATCCAAGGGTCTGTATTCCAGCATTGACGGAAAGTTCCTTATTCCAGGTGTAGACCACAATTGCCGGTGTACCGCAAGATACATCCTGCCCGACGAAATTTGATTAAATCCCCGTTAATCGCGTAGACTCACGTGTAACGGGAAATAGAGAAATTCAATATGACAACGCTGTTAGCATTTTTTACTGATTCAGTGACCTGGGACGATCAGGAGAAATCCGCCGTTTCAGTGCGCGACGGCGTGGTTGAATATCTTGGTTCAGAAATTGGACAAGAACCTGCTGACAAGTTGTTCACCGTTTACCGTTCACCGGCTACCATTGCTAAAATCAATGAAATGATGCCTGGTGTACCGCTGACGAATGACCACGTATCGCTTGATACTGAAGTCACCAATCCAGTAGGTTCAGTTCTGAGTTCGGAAATTATCGACTTCACTGATTCTGACACGGTTGCACACCTTGCATTGCGTAACCGCATCAAGATCAGTGATTCGATAAGTGGGGCGTTACGCACTGGAAAGCGGCAGTTATCACTGGGTTACTTTGGTAAGCTAGTACCGCATGACCGCTGTGACTTCGAGCAGATAGACCTGCTACCGCATCACTTAGCTGTGGTACTGGCTGGCCGTTGCGGTTCAGCCTGTTCTTTTATTGATAAAATGCCTGAAGGGGTGAATACAATGTTTAAAAAGCGCAAGACGGTCGAAGGACTGCACAAAGCTTTCATGGACGCAGAAGGACAACCCAACCTGCAACAAATCGTTGAGATTGCGCAGCAGTTGCCTGAAGCACTGAAAGCCGTTCCAATGGACAAGCTTCAGGAAATCATGCCTGTGCTTCAGGAAATCATCGCACTGACTGGCGCAACCGCACCGGCAGCGGACACCCCTGAGGGTGTCACTGATGAAGAACCTGAAAAACTCAAGGATGAAGAAATCAAGAAGGAAGAACTTGTGGATGAAGCACCGGAGATTCCAATCACCGACAGTGCCGAATTCAAGGATGCAGTGTCAGCCGCTTTGAAGCGCCACACTGAAACCATTGAAAAGGCTCGCGGGTTCCTTGACGAATCCTACAGCTTCACCGGCAAATCGACTGCGCAAATCATGCGTGACGCGGTAGCCGTTGAACACGGTAAGCAGCAGTTCACTGACCATGAATTGACGGTAGCTTTCAAGCTGCTGAAGAAAAGCGGTTCCGACCTGCGCAAGTTCGGTGACGCTTCTGCGTTCGCCGGTAAGTTTTCATCCCTCGCTGATAAGGAGCTGTAATCATGGCTTTCACAACTGGATATTTGGGCGACCCGCAGAAAGTTGGCGCGGGTGAACGCTTCGGCAACAACAACACCATTCTGTCTGCTGCCAACTTTGAAGACGGTCTGACCGTTGGTGTGTTCGCGGGTTACGACTCGACAACTGACACCATCGTCAACATGACCGCAACCGCAGTTGTTGCCGGTGTTGTCCTGCGCAACGCGGCCAGTCCTGTTGAAGATGGTGCAACCGTTGATGCTACTTTGTATTCCAGCATTGACTACATGCGTCAGGGTCTGGTCACCGTGCGTGTGACCGCTGGTGAAGCACCTGAGAAGTTCGGTGCCGTCTTTGCCGATACCGGCACAGGTCAGGCAATGACCGCTGCAAGTGCGACCGCTGTTGCAACCAATGCGGAATTTTTGGAAGAAATCCAAGACGGCGTGTGGCTTATCCACATGGCTGGTCTTTAAGCCATAGGAGCGTACACAATGAAGCTTGGTAACCTTTACAACTTGGGGTCTTTTGAAGCCTTCTGCGATTCTGCGAGTCGCCAGCAGGGCTTCACTGACGCTTATGCTGGCACCGTGCTGGCACGAAACCTGACCGCGATTGACCCGCGCATTTTTGAAAAGAAGTTCCCTGAACTTGCGCTGATCAACAGCGGCATTGAAGCCGACAACAGCGGTGGCTATGCTCGCCGCATTCAGTCGTTGCGTTTGCAGGACGTGGGTGGTTTCACCACTTCCGGTGATTCGGCTGACAACAAAGGCAAGATCAGCCTTGCGGGTGAAGACTCGTTCCTGCGTGTGGTTGAACGTGAATCACATTCCAAATGGACTGATTCGGAAATCCGTGAAGCTGAATTGCAGAACATCAACTTGCCGCAACGTTACATCCAGGCGCACAACAGCATCTACATGCGTGAAATTGACGCCATCGGTCTGACTGGCGGCATTGGTAATGAAGGTCTGCTGAACTACAGCGGCTTTGATTCCGATACGTCCGCAGCCATCGGCACACTGACACCGGAACAAATGTATTCCGCTATCGGTGATTCAATCACTACGCAGCGAAACGCAGTGAACAACACGCCTGAATACAGCGGTAACCGTGTGGTCACCAGTGTGGCAGTTCTGAACAAGCTTCAGGCTACTATTCTGAACACTGCTGGCGGTTCCATGAGTGTCCTGGCTGCGCTGCGTGCGAACTTCCCTGATGTTGAATTCATTTCCAGCTTCCGCGCAAATGACGCTGGTGCTGGTGGTGTGTCCACTACCGTTGTCTACAGCAACAACAGTGAAGTGATGAAGATGCGCATTCCGCAGCCGTTGACCATTGGTGAAATCATCAAGCTTGGTAGCTTCGATTACCAGGTGGACAGCAAGTACCGCATTGCGGGTCTTGACGTTCTGGAAGACACTGGCGGGTTCATTCTGACTGGCCTGTAATCACAGCCGCCCTGGCAACAGGGCGGTATTCAAAACAAGGGGAACGTGACAATGACTGAAGAAACCAAAGACGTGGTTGAAGAAGTGAAGCCTGAAGAAGCGGAACAGAAGCAACCGACTACCCGCCGTGGTGCCAAGCAACAACAGGGCGGCATTCAAAACGTACGCAAGGGGAATTTGAACCTTGGTGGCATTCTGCGCATGAAGCCTGATGAAGTTGTTCAGTTGACCAAAGAACAGAAAGCGGACAAGGTGCTGATGCAGAAGATTGAACGCGGTCTGGAAATCGGCTTGCTGAAGGAAGT